CGGTTTTGATGACGACATTCGCGTCGAATGCGCAGCCGGAATACACTTCTTCATGACGCTAAAAGAATCGATGGAGTACTAGCAGACGTGCGCAAATTCAAGCCAGCATCAAAGGATTGGACAAAACGACTACAAGCAGCGTTCGCGCTACTCGTTAGCGCCGACGATGAACTGTACAGTTCCGAAGTCTTCACGCTTGGCTACTCGCAAGGCGATCCGTATGCGGTCTCAGAAGCTGACGCGCTGCTTGATTTTTCGGAGCGAGCGCACCGATTGTTTAACTACCTGTTGAGCGATTTCCTTGTTGACGAAAAGGTGTAGCGTGCTATACTGTGCGTTACTTGCCTACAGGAAACGCAAATGGAAGACGGTGAACGGTTGGTGCATGAACACTGCGGCATTTTGTTCTTTCATTTCAACAGCAGGCGCGATGCTGACGAGTTCTATGATGTCGCAGTTTCTAAAGGGCTAGCTTGCTCAAGGTACGGATTCACAGTAGAGGTATTGCACAATCATGACGATGAAGAAGTTACCGTTTAAGCTCGAAACGTACCGCGCTGGCGGTTACAAAGTCGTAACGAAAGACGGAATCCAGGTTCACGAACTGTACGAGTTCTCATCAACGCCTGGAGTCATACACGGAGTTATTGACGGCGCAAGGACGGCTTCCGCGTGGGACATGGAAGGACGCAACATTTACGAGACGATGGAAGACCGAGACTTGCGTCTTGTTCCTGATATCAAGCCAGGGTGGGTCAACGTGTTTGTGGTTAACAACAGGGTTTCTGTTGGTGCCGTCTGGGATTCTGAAGCGACAGCATTGGAAGCAAAGGATTTAACTGTTTCAGGGAAAGCGCAATACATCAAAACCATTCAAATCACCGCAGAGGTATAGCGGTGCCAAAATTTGCAGACCTAACCAAAATGTCGTTTGGGCACCTAACCGCGCTTGAAAATATAGGAAAGAACAAGCATAAGCAGACGCTATGGGTTTGTGTGTGCGAATGCGGCGAAATGGTTGTTAAAAGCCAGTCAGAACTTGCAAAAAATTACACAAACCACATACGTATGAGTTGCGGGTGTAAGAAGCCGGAAATTGGAGCGGAAAACGGGAAAAAAGGTGCCGAAAAGGTGCGCGCATCGAAAACAAAGCACGGACAAGCTCTTGGAACAGGTCAGTATAAAAACGAATACGCGATATGGAAATCAATGAGGCAGCGGTGCAGCAATCCAAAAAGCCAGGATTGGCACGGGTACGGCGGTAGAGGAATTAAAGTGTGCGAAAGATGGGATTCTTTCTCTAGCTTCATAGAAGACATGGGAAGCAGGCCATCAAAGTCATACTCATTAGACCGTATTAACAACGACGGAAATTACGAACCAGGGAATTGTAAGTGGTCAACTTGCAGCGAGCAGGCGTTAAACAGGCGTCCCAAATCTTCAACCTAGAACAGAGAGAACACATAGAGCATGGCAACCATTAGTCTTAACAGTATCGTAAGCAAGCGCGAGAAGCGTCCGATACGAATGGTTTTGTACGGCGTTGATTCTGTAGGAAAGACTTATTTTGCTACAAAATCCGAAAAACCAATTTTTCTCTGCACCGAAGACGGTGCGCATAACTATGATGTTCCGCGATTTCCAGTGCTTGAATCGCACAAAGACATCATGGATGCGATAGGTGTTTTATACGATGAGCAAAACGACTTTAAGACCGTTGTACTTGATTCAGTGGATTTTGCAGAATCGTTAATGCGCCGCTCCGTATGTTCGGAGCAGAATGTTCCTAGCATTGAAAGCTGCGGATATGGACGTGGATGGGTTTATGTTCGCGAGAAGTTTGACGAAATGCTCATTGGCTTAGATGCGCTATGGATGAAAGGTTACAACATCATCCTCATCGCGCACAGCGACAAAGTAGCAACAGACGACCCGACAGTTGCCGAGCGGTACGACCGTTTTACGCTGAAGCTCGACAAAAAGAACGAACCGAAACTCAGAGAGTGGTCGGATATCGTCGGCTTTTGCAACTTCGACACCATCGTTCGCGAATCGAAAGACGGACTAGCAACAGTAAAGCGCGCGGTTTCGTATGGCAAGCGATTGCTTCACCTGGAACGCTCCGCAGCATTCGACGCCAAAAATAGGTTTGGATTGCCAGCAAAGATGCCGCTCGACTTTAACGAGTTTTACAAAGCATACCTTGACGCAATCGCATAGTTTCCAAGTAGACAGAGGCATTAAAAAGATGACGAATTGGGCAGAATATGACATTAACCAAATCAACCTTGCAGACACTCCGCCCGCTCCGCAAGGTGACTTCGAACCGTTGCCGGAAGGAGTATACAAAATAGTTCTGATTTCGCACGAACAGAAGGCGACAAAGGCTAATGACGGATTGATTATCGCCTTGCGGTTTGACGTAACGGAAGGAAAGTACGCCGGTCGCGTTCTTTGGGTTAACGCCAACATCGTTAACAAGAGCGAGAAGGCGCAGGAAATCTCGCGCCGCTTGTTGTCTTCCTTGTTCAACGCGTGGGGATATCCGCCAGAAGCGCCGATGCGCGATACGCTTGATGCTGGCATTGGTAGAGAGGTTATCGCAAAGGTTGCGGTACGTGCAGCGTCGAACGGGTACAAGGCATCGAACGAAATCAGGACGTTTTATGCGACCGATGAGAGCGCTCCGAAAGTCGCTGTAGCTACGAACAACGTAGCGCAAGCGAGCGCAACGGCAGACGGTGGGAAGCGCCCTTGGGAACGGTAAACGTTAATTAGCTGGAACTTAGCCTGCGGCTAACCCCGCAGGCTTTTTTTACTACGAAAATGATTCCACGAAAAAGCACGCCTATCACTCTGCGTCACGAAACAACTGGTGAACTCAAAACATTCCGCACAAAAGGAGACGCTATAAAGTTCCTGCACATATCAGCAGGCGCGTACATCTGGCGCGCGCGCTACTCGATAAAAGGTTGGTTTATACATCACTCCGATGATTCTAAGAAACAACCAGAAACGTACGCTCACAAAACTCTATGACTGGTTCCGTTGCAATGCAGAGGGCAATCCTGTTGTTGATGCTTGTGTGGCATCTGGGAAATCCGTTCTCATCGCACAACTCTGCAAAGACGCGGCCTTTGGTTTCGACACAAACAGCCGCGTACTGATGATAGTTCCGTCTAAGGAACTGTGCGAACAGAACTTATCAAAGCTCGAAGTGTTAGCGGCGGAACTTGTTATTGGTGTCTGCTCCGCATCGCTAGGCCGCGATGAAACGTACGCAGATACGGACGTGATTATCGGAACCATTGGCACGCTATCACGGCGCGGCGCAAAGCTTGGCAAGTTTGAGCTTGTCATAGTTGATGAGTGCCATTTGATTTCTAGGGAAAACTCAGGCGTTTACCGCCAACTGATAAACACGCTAACCCAAATAAACGCCCATTTACGCGTGATTGGGTTTACAGGAACGCCGTACCGTGGAAACGGAATCTGGCTAACTGACGGCAAAGATAGGCTGTTTACGGACATCGCAGCGCGCCTTACGATGCGCGAATTGCTTGACGATGGCTACCTGTCACCATTAGTCAATGCGGAAACAGGAACGCACATATCTGGCGACGGATTGCGCATATCGGCTGGCGACTACGTGATTTCAGACTTGGCGGCGCGTATCGACCAGCCAGGAATCAACGAGACGATATCCGAAGAAATCGTGCGGATAGGACAAACGCGTAATCGTTGGCTTGTGTACGGTGTAACGCGCAAGCATGCAACGCATTTGCGAGACGCCATCCGCTCGTTTGGCGTGTCCTGTGAACTGATTACAGGAGAGACTCCAAAGAAAGAACGCGAGTCAATCATCAAGGCATTCCGTGCCGGTCGGATTCGGTGCATATCGAATGTAGCGTGTCTGACAACCGGCTTTGATGTTCCGGAACTCGATTACATCGCGCTCGTTCGAAACACGCGATCACCAGTGTTAGCCGTTCAGATTGCCGGTCGCGGCATGCGCCTTGCGCCTGGAAAGGAAAACTGCGTGTTTGCCGACTTTACTGACACCATTCAGCGGCTAGGACCAATTGACCAGATTAAGGGCAGGAAAGCCCCTGAGAGGCGCGACAACGTACAAGCTAACGTAACCACTAAGGTCTGCGACAACTGCGGCGCTGTGAACCCAATAGCGGCCACGAATTGCCATTGTTGCGGCCAAGTGTTTACCCGCCCTGTATCCAAGGTCAACACGCGCGCATCAAACGCGCCGATACTGAGCAACGGACAGCCGGACATTAAAGAATGGACAGTTGACAGAATGCTATGCTTTCCGAAGCGTTCAGCATCCGGCAACGATTACTTGCAGATTGTCTTCCACTGTGGATGCGAGCGCGTCACGGACTGCCTGATGATTGGCGCGCACGGTTTTGCGGGCCACATGGCGGAAACGAGATGGAGACAGTACACGGACGCCAGCGAGTACCCGCGAAACGCTGGCGAAGCCTATCGCCTGTTGCAAGAGAGTGTGGTACAGTTGCGCCGCGTTGCGTCTGTTACAGTTGACGTAGCGAAGCGTTATCCAGAAATCAAGAGCGTTACTTATGAAATTCCAGACTTTGCTTGAGGCAATCGAAGAATCGCAGCCTACCGAAAGTTGGCGCAGTCATTTCGGTATGTCGCAGATTGGCGCGAAAGACCATCGGTTGCTTTGGATGTCGTACCGTTGGTGCCTTCCGCCACGATTTAGCCCGCTAACCAAGCGCATCTTTTCACTCGGTAACGCCATCGAAACAGAGATTATCAAACTGTTGCGCAACATTCCAGGCGTCACCATTCACGAAGTAGACCCAGAATCCGGCAAGCAATTCGGATTTAGGCACCTTGGCGGATTGTTCTGCGGTTCGTGCGACTTCGTTGCACTAGGCATTCCTGAGTTTCCAGATGAATGGATTATTGGCGAATGCAAGAGCGTGTCGTCAAAGCGGTTCAAGGAACTGAAAAAGAAAGGCGTCAGAGAATGGTCGTCAGAGTATTGGGCACAACTCCATTGTTACGTCGGAAGCGCCGGCCTAAAGCATGCCGTATTCATCGCGTACTGTAAGGACGATAGCGAGCTTTATATCGAGTTCGTTGAACTAGACGAACGGCTTTTCCTTTCTCTCGTTGCCAAGGCCGAACGGATTATTACCGCTCCCGATGCTCCGGAATCTACTTGGCCTGATGAAACGTACTACGAGTCGCGATGGCTAGGCAACGAAGGCGCTGCTATCTATTGGGGTATCCAACTACCGCAACAGGTTCATTGCCGGAACTGTCGGCACGCAGCACCAGACACAGAGTCCGGAAAATGGCAGTGTAAAATAAAAGAATGTTCGCTTGATTTCGAACAGCAAAGCCAAGGATGTCCGTCGCATAACTTCATACCGTCACTTGTGCCTGCGACGTTGCGCAAAGTTGCGCATGACTATGTAGAGTACGAAACAAAGGACGATAAGACCGTATTTTGGAATACGGAACATACTGGCGCGATACATCACAACGCATTTACATCAAAAGAACTAGCAGCAATGTCTATTGGCGGTTTGCTTGGTTATCGGATTCAAGACGAAGAACTACAAGCCATCCGCACGGAATTTGACGCGCAAATTATTGGAGAACAAGCACAATGACATCACTCCCTACTCCGTATCAGGAGTATATCGCGCTATCCAGGTACGCCAGATGGATACCAGAAAAAAACAGGCGCGAGTATTGGCCGGAAACAGTTGACCGATACATTGATTTCTTCTCAAAGAGATTCCCAGAAATACCGCAAAAGACACTAGACAAGGCGCGAAATGCGATTGTTTCGCTTGACGTAATGCCATCTATGCGCGCCATTATGACAGCCGGAAAGGCTCTAGAACTGTCAGAGCTTGCCGGATATAACTGCTCCTATCTGGCAATCGACAGTATCCGCTCTTTTGATGAAGTTTTGTTCGTTCTGATGAACGGAGTAGGAGTCGGCTTCTCTGTAGAGCGTCAGTACATTACGCAGTTGCCTGAAGTACCGGACGAATTTAGAAAGACGGATACCTGTATTGTTGTCGCAGACTCGAAGCGTGGATGGGCAACGGCTCTCAAGGAACTCATCGCGCTACTGTTTAGCGGTCAGATTCCATCTTGGGACTTGTCAAAGGTGCGTCCAGCTGGAGCTAGACTGAAAACCTTCGGCGGTCGTGCGTCAGGACCTGCTCCGCTTGATGATGTTTTTAAGTACACGGTTGCCATGATTACCGGCGCGAAAGGCCGAAAGCTTTCGTCTATTGAGTGTCATGACCTAGTGTGCAAGATTGCAGAATGCGTTGTCGTTGGTGGCGTCAGGCGCAGCGCGCTAATCAGTCTGTCAAACCTGTCAGACGAGCGCATGCGCAATGCGAAGTCTGGTCAATGGTGGAACGACCACACGGAGCGAAGCCTTGCGAACAACTCGGTTGCATACACCGAAAAGCCAGACATCGGCATCTTTATGTCGGAGTGGCTTTCGCTGTATCGGTCAAAGTCTGGCGAGCGCGGAATTTTCAACCGTAAGGCGGCAGAGAACTTGACGCCTGAAAGGCGTGAACCATATGCGTATGGGTACGGAACCAACCCTTGCTCCGAAATCGTTTTACGCAGCAATCAACTGTGTAACCTAACCGAAGTCGTAATACGCAAAGACGACACGCTTGATACGCTGTTAGACAAAATTGAGATTGCAACCATACTCGGTACGCTTCAATCGACTCTGACCAACTTCAAATATGTTAACCGCAAGTGGAAGGAGAATTGCGAAGAAGAACGGCTGCTTGGCGTAAGCCTTACCGGGATATGCGACCATCCCGTACTAAGCACTGTATCTAATGAAGCCGAAGGCTGGCTACGCGGAATGCGCGAGTATTCAAAAGTTGTCAATGCTCAGTGGTCCGAAACACTCGGCATTAACAAGTCCGCTTCCATAACATGCGTGAAGCCTTCTGGCACGGTGTCGCAATTAGTTGATTCAGCTAGCGGCATCCATCCGCGCTATTCGCCGTATTACATTCGAACAGTACGCGCGGACAAGAAGGACCCGCTCGCTATCATGATGCGCGATGCTGGTGTTCTGTGCGAAGACGACGTGATGCGCCCAGACTCGACGTACGTATTTAGCTTTCCGGTAAAAGCGCCAGAAGGAAGCGTGATGCGTGATGATAGGACCGCGTTAGAGCAGTTAGAACTATGGAAGCAATATCAGCTCAATTACTGCGAACACAAGCCAAGCATTACGGTTTACGTGAAGGAGCACGAATGGCTTAACGTCGGCGCGTGGGTATACGACAACTTTGACATCGTGTCAGGTATATCGTTCCTGCCGCACTCTGACCATACGTACCGCCAAGCCCCGTATCAGGAGTGCACTGAAGACGAATACAACAAAGCAGTTGCAGCGATGCCAAATCTTGATTGGCTAAACCTTGGAGAGTACGAGAAAGACGACAACACGGAAGCAATGCAAACGCTTGCATGTACTAGCGGTCACTGTGAGATATGACCCAATGCGTCTATAAGTGCAAACTTAACCAAGCCCGTACCCACTGTGCCGGATGCGGGCGAACAATAGAAGATATCATTGAATCCGGAAACCATAAACGAATCATGGAAAAACCTATGAACTTTGACGACTACCAGAAAGAAGCGCGCACTACTGCCATTTACGATGACATCGACTATCCACGGCTTGCGCTTGCCGAAGAAGTCGGCGAGCTACTCGGAAAGATTGCCAAAGCAAAGCGAGACCATCGTGGCTATATCAACGAAGGAAGACTGTACGACATCAAAAAAGAAGGCGGCGACATCCTATGGCAACTCGCCGCAGTCCTAGGCGACTTGGGTATTAGCATGCAGGAGGTTGCCGAAATGAACATTAAGAAGCTACGAGACCGCCAACAGCGTGGCGTTCTTAGTGGGAGCGGGGATAGCCGGTAATGAGCACAGCGCGACTCATCGCCATTACTCAGCCGGTGGCGCCGGAACTCGACGGATTGGACCTGCAAGGTGTCATTGCCTACTGTGCGCGCGTGTCTAATCCGTCGAACCAGGAGAACAAGGAAAGTGCCGCTCTTGTCGATTACATGATAAAGCACAAGCATTGGTCGCCGTTTGAAATGGTGTCGGCTACTATCGAAATCACAACGACGCGCGACATTGCGCGGCAAATCCTGCGGCACCGAAGTTGTTCGTTTCAAGAGTTTAGCGCGCGATACTCGGACCCGACGCAACTCGGATTCACAATGCGCGAAGCAAGAATGCAAGACAAACAGAACCGCCAGAACTCGCTAGAGACTGACGACGAACGCATTAAGGATGATTGGACCGCAATGCAAGACCACGTTATCAACGAGTCCCACTATGCCTACGATTGGGCTATAAACGCCGGAATAGCCAAGGAAGTGGCTAGGTCTGTACTACCAGAAGGGTTAACCTCTTCGCGCCTCTATATGTCGGCTACGCTGCGGTCCTGGCTGCACTATTGCGAGCTTCGTACCGGACCAGAAACGCAAAAGGAACACAGACAGGTAGCAACGGACTGTGCCGCCGTACTTGCGCCACACTGCGCACTGTTCGAACGTTTCGCAAATTGTGGTTGACAAGTATCGCCAAGGCGCGCATGCTACACCCATGCGCGCTAACCACGATTCGGACATGAACGCAAACCACGAACACATCAACTGGCAAGCTCTCGTTGAGTCGATGACGTGCAGACCGCAGCCTACAACTCCGCCAGATATTTTCGGATGGTTAAAAGGAAAGGACGATGGACCTGACGACAGTAGTCACAATTTTGATTGTACTGATTTGGATTAACTACGACTTGGGAAAAGACTGTGAAGACGACGACTTGGACGCTTGAAGAAGAATCGGAAATCGACAAAGTAGCGGGCAGAGGATACGACATAAATGGATGATTCAACGCTAAAACGAGTCGGTCGCGCTGTTCTAATGCAAGCGTTTGACGATTACGTATGCTTGCAAAACGCCGAGACGCTACGTGATTACTACTCGGAAAGCAGTACAGCTCCAGTCGGAAACAGGTTTCGTGACAAGTTCGACTACTTTCAGGGTGTCATAGAAGAAACGCACGACTCGGTTGATTGGTTCCTTTCTGAGGACAACACGCCGTTTTCGTTTGTTCAACTCTGCAATATGTTCGGATTAGACCATGAATACATCAGGCGACACCTTGACTCCGTTAGTGAGAGAACCACTCCACGGTTCGTACGCCCAGAAAACTATAGCGGACTTCTGGTTGACGCATCTTCCTCCAATCAATTTGTGGAACATCGGTCAATTACAGAGTTGTTTCCTTGCTCCGTACAAGTCGATATGTTCGAAGGGGAATTTGCATTGTGATTACTAAAACGATTGAGGCCCCTAGGTTCATGACTACAAAGGCAGCCACATACTTTTGCGGATGCGTTCGGAACGCATTGTATGGAGGGTACAGCGTATCAATCGACATGCGCCACGTAGAAGCAATCGACGCAACAGGACTGCGTGAGCTTGTGAACTGCTCAGTTCTTGCGACGCACAAGAACGTAGAACTTAAGATTGTAGAACCGTCGAAGAACGCGCAGGCAATTATCGAGTTGACACGCATCGATTATTTGTTGCCGTTCATCCAACAAGCTGAGAAACAAGAACAGGAGAGCGAGTCTCCGATTGTAATGACTCTGATGACAGCACTATTCTGCGTGTATGTTGTGCTGATGATATACGCGTTTTTCAACGGTTTCGACTAATATGACGATGAGTGTAATTCGCCATCTTCTGGGCGCGCTTCGTGCGTTGGACAGTGCAGACGGTCGCGAATCAGGCGCGTATTGGCTAGTTCTTGAAGCGATATCGAGAGTTGAACACCATGAATCAACGTCTGGCAATAATCAACACTGGGATTATATTCCTGGCACTTCTTATGGTAGCGGACGGAGTGACAACACTTTACGGGTTTAGTACTGGCATTGCGTCAGAGGCTAACCCGCTCGTAAGCGCAACCATGAAGCTTGTTGGAGTCTATTGGGCAATCGTAATTTTTAAGCTTGCATGTCTCGCGATGTGTGGTATGCTGTACGGCATGCGCGAAATGTTTGCTGTTTCTTCTGTAAGAATGACGGCCCTAGCCGCTCTAGTGGCGGTATACGGGTACGCGGTAACTAGTAACATTGGAATTATCTTGTCATGAATGTACGGTTTGCGAAACACTCTGTTCTTAGCGCTATACAGCGCGCAGCATCCGTTGCGCCGAGTAAGTCGCCTATCCAGACGCTTTCGAATGTCTTGCTTGAGTCTAGCGAACACGGACTAAAAATCACCGCAACGGATTTGGAAACGCAGATAGTTTCATCAAGCGAGGTTGACGTAGTAGAACAAGGATGCGCATGCGTATCAGCTAAGAAGCTATACGACGTCGTTAAGTCGCTTCCAGATGACGCAACGATTAGCGCATCCGAGAAAGATGGAAAGCTTATCGTCAAAGCAGGTCGTTCGCGTTTCTCTCTCGCTACTATTGACCCGTCAAACTTTCCAGTTTTCGACACTGGAGCGAAGCTAGTATCTGTTGAACTCGATTCTGACGTGCTGCGCTACTTGATTGATAGCGTTGACTTCGCGTCAGCTAAAGACGACGTTCGGTACTACCTGAATGGAGTTTTCCTGACTTCCAATGGTGGAACAATCACGGCAGTAGCGAGTAATGGTCACCGTCTCGCTAAGAACGAAATCGAAGTTGTGTGTGAACCGTTTTCGGCTATTGTTCCGAGTAACGCAGTAGCATCTATAAAGAAGACCGCGAACGGTTCAACGATTACGTTGTCCGTCGGGGAACGGTCGATTGCAGTAAGCACGGAATCAGAAAACCTTGAGGCAAAGCTAATCGAAGGAAAGTTTCCTGACTTTAACCGCGTTATTCCTGCACCGAATTCTTTTGTCGCTGAAGTAGAGGTTAACCGGCGCTCGTTCGTTGACGCACTAAAGCGTGCTTCTATCCTATCCGAGGAGCGTACCGGAGCAATTGTGCTATCGGCTAACCAGGAAGCCATAAGCATTACATCAGCGAACAGTTCTGACGAAAGCGCTAGCGAGTCTGTTGATGTAGTTGCGTTGTTCGGAGAACAAATTGAACGCGTAGGGTTTAACGTTAACTACCTTATCCAAGCGATAAGTTCAGTTGCGTGCGAGAACGTTAAGCTAATGGTTAGCGACAAAGGAACTGTTGTAATAAGCTCAGAGAACTTTCCGTTCTGGAAGACAGTAATTATGCCGATGCGAGTCTGATATGATTGAACAAATGCCTTTATTGTTGTTATGCCTAGCCGCCTTCTGGTTGTTTGTGGCAGTTAGGTAATAGTTTTACGGAGCGGCGCGAGGATAGGCACAACGTGACGACGGGGCTATCCGATCCGTCTTGGCCAGACGGCGCGAAGTGCCAGCGCCCTAACGGGCGCCCGCTCCACCCAATCCGCGACAGATGCGGACGACTGGCCCGGTCGTAATAATGGGCGCTGATTTACGGAGCGGCAGCGTGCGGACACGCCGTAAGCGGTAAAAGGGTCGCAACCTTACGCCTGCCGGGTTCGACTCCCGGTCTCGCTCCCAACGGGCCGAAAGGTCGCCGGATAACGTAACCGGCACTGATTTACGGAACCGTGCGACAGTTCGATTCTGTCAGCGCGCATCTGGTGACACGGTTCCACCTTTTACGGAGCGGCATCGCGGACAGTGACGCGAGTGTATACGTGCCAGACACGGCAAAGGGTCCAAGCTGACGCTCTCGGTGACGAGAGGATCGGTCAGTGCCTAGCAGATAAGGGCTGCGTTTTAACGGCTTAACGGGCTTCTGGCGGTAGGTGGCATCCCGGTTATATCGCCACCATCTTATGTGCCACAGTCGGGTGCAATTCCCGACCCGCTCCACCAAATCGGACGTGATGAAACCGAGATTGCATCGCGCACCCGCGTAGCTTGCTACGGGCCGACTCGGCGGCCACCATTTACGGAGCGGCGGCAGATTTGGGCCGCGTGCAGTTCGAGCCTGCACCGCTCCACCATTACGGACCAGCGACGATACCTGGAGTTTGCGGCGCACTGATACGTCGAGCCGGTGAGATTCCGGCACGGGTCCACCACAAACGGGGAAGGCAATGACTCTGTTCGATGAATTCAAGAAAAAGGCGGGCAATGCAGTATCAGACGCAGCCGAGATATTGCGAGCTACTGATTATCACAATGAATCTAAACACTTGCGATGGGGCCATGCCTGCGACAATTCAGCAGACGCGGTCAGGCGAGCCGAGTATGTAGCACAGGCTGAACGGCTTGTGATACGCGAATGCAAGGAAGAAATTCTGAAGCTGGCTGCGAGACTCGCAATCGAGTCAATCGGGATTTAAGCCAGGACTTGCCAACCCAACAGGAGAAATGCAATGACATTCGATGAATTCACGGAAAAGTTAAAGGATGCCGCATGGAGGGCTACTTGTGATGCTCGGTATGACGGTATCGAGAAGTTGTACCACGAAATAATGAACCAGGACCGAGCGGCGCGCGAGGAATGCGCGAGGATTGCGGAATCGTGGGAGCACGCGCAAATGGACGTTTCCGGTGTGGTTGCAGGAATCGCAGACGAAATTCGGGAGACGATGAAATGACGTTTGATGAATGGCTCGACTCAATAATCCCTCGAGACGACCACACATGGCGCGAAGCGATGGACGAGGAACAGATAAACGCTGCACACAACGCATGGAACGCCTGCAACAGAGCGGCCCGCGAGGAATGCGCGGCGATTTGCGACAAAATTGCGGAGTCCTATGAAAACACCGGGCAAGAGTGGATGACTGGAGTCCACTCAGCGAAACGATGCGAACGGGCAATCATGGAGACTATAAGTGGACAGACTTGAGCGAGTCGCGCGGGCGATATGTAAGGCTAGCCGATACGACGATAATAATCACGATTGGACATGCTTCACGCCTCAAGCACAAGCCGCAATCGACGCGATGCAACCGGACATCGAAGCTGCGGACAGGAATGCCCGCGAGGAATGCGCGGCAATCGTTGAGTCAATTGGAGATATTGAACCGGCATCATACGTTGCAGAAAAAATACGGGAGACGATCACGCCAGCATCACGCCAGGACGACGCGCAGAGCGCGGAGTAGGCGCTTTGTCGGTTCCTAAAGGATGAAATCTAATAGCATTCCGGTATTGTACGGATGACTCCGTGAACGCTCAAACCGCAATAGGATCAGTCGCTAACAGGCTAACGGCATTCCGTAGACTTGCGCAATCGTCCGCAACGATCCACACTTTCACGCCAGAAATTACGCCAGGCGGGACAGTGGCAACGATACGCAAGAGGGGAACGACATGGCGAGCGGATGTCTTTAAGCTAGGCATCCGTAGGTCGGCATCATTTCGCCTCAAGTCTGAGGCTAGCGCATGGGCGCTAGAGACTGAGCGAAGCATCGAAACCGGCTCACTGCCGACCGGCAAGACGATGCAATCATTGTTTGACGGCTACTACCGAGACGTCGGTAGCAAAAAGATCACCTCGCGCTGGGAGTCGCAAACGCTCGCGCTGTTTGCGAAACATCCAATAGCCGCTATGACGGTTGCCTCTGTAACGCCCGAAATCGTGTCACAGTTGCGCGATGCGTTCAATGTCGGCCCGGCGTCTACACTACGCTACTTATGCCTGCTGTCGGCTGTTTTCGAGTACGCACGACGGGAGTTGCGCCTGGTTGCGATCAATCCGGTTAAGGACGTGCGCAAGCCGAAGCAACCTCGCCCGCGTACACGACTGCCGACCGATGACGAGATTGAGCGAATCTGCATCGCGCTGGGTTATGACGAGGATGAACCCGTCGAGACGTGCAAGCAACAGATTGCCATCGCGTTCATGTTGTCAGCCGAGACGGCTATGAGATCTGGCGAAATCCTGTCGCTGGAATGGCGGCATGTGGACCTGGCGCGCAGAGTCGCGCACTTGCCGAGAACTAAAAACGGAGATCCGCGCGACGTTCCTCTGACCAACCGAGCGGTCGAGTTGATTAGCAAGCTGCGCGGACTTGATGCCGCGCGCGTGTTCACGACAAGCGAGAACAACAGGGATACGACGTTTCGGCGCGCTATGCAAGCCGCTGGCGTTACCGGCCTGCACTTTCACGACTCCCGCGCACTAGCACTTACGAGACTATCAAAGCAACTCGACGTGCTAGAGCTTGCGCGAATGGTCGGACATCGCGATCCGCGCTCGCTCATGATCTACTATCGAGAAAGCGCGGAGAACATTGCGAAGAAACTTAAGTAGGCGCGAACACTCCTCCAAGCCGGCGGTCTGCGTAACTAACTCCCTCGAACGCGTCGAGTACATGGCGCACGAAGTTAGAACGAACGATATCGTCACGTGTGTACTGGATATGCGATACGCTTGGAACGTTACGCAGCAATCCGATTGCGTCACTAAACCCGCTGTTTGTCGTCATGATTTGCTGGGTATCGCCGCCTAGGAATATCTTGGTGTTATCCCCAACTCGCGTAAGCAGCATCTTTAGTTCCTGCAAGCTGGCGTTTTCGAATTCATCGGCTAGAACAATCGTGGCGTCGTCTTCTCCGCCGAAAGACAAACCCTGGCAGTACTGAAGCGGACAAGGAATAATGCGCTCTATCTTGTACAGGTATTCGTAATAGCTTTTCCCTAGAATATAGTTGAATCCTTTCAGGAATGGCGCAATCCAAACGGCATATTTCTCGTGAAGGTCTCCAGGTAGATACCCAAGTCCGCGCGAACCTGCTTCGACTGTTGGTCTTGTGACTACAATATGGCTAATCTCATGGTCGCGCAATTGTTGGGCAGCATAGGCCGCTGTAAGGAAAGTCTTTCCGGTCCCTGCAGGTCCGGTAGAAAACACACACGTTTGGGATTTAAGCGCCGCTAGATGGTTTCCCTGAGCCCTGTTTAGCGGCTTAAGCTGCTTGCCGCATGGTGGGTACTGGAATTCAACCTCGCAGTTATCATCTTGTTTCTGCGCCCGCGTGCGTTGCTTGGCCATGTTAGTTCCTGTTAGTTATTACGTAGTGTCACCATCCAGAGTGAATGTCTATAGCCTCCGGTTGTTCTGTTGAATTGATTGCGTCTTTAAGCGCGAAGCTTGTGACGTAAACAAATTGTTGTCTAAACAACATCGATTCTGCAAGCGCTTTTAATGAGTCTTGCGTGTGCTGTACGCTGATGTTATCGGCAGTTCGCCATGTGATAGTTGCTGGAGCAATTCCTGCGCTAATGGCAGATATTACTGAGCTTAGATCGGATATGCTTGTTTCGTCTGTGTCGTACGTGTAACCATCAAACTCTAATGGTTCGCGAAGTTTCGTTTTCCTTATTTCGTTGACGTAAGAACATAACAATACCCTACGTGCATCTAGCGATGTTGTGATGTTAATACGCACGATAACGAACCGTTTCTGTAATGAACGGGAATAGCTCGATAGTCATAGTATAATCTCCCGGAACTGACGACGATATTTCTAGAACGTCGTCGTCGTCTTTTGTGTGCGTTTCTTGACCTGTTGGTCCGCTAATTACTATAGATGAACCGACTATAACTCCTTCAACGGTTATCATGTCATTGCCATTAGCTTTTATTTCTAGCTTATCCGCACTGCATCCCATTGATGCTCGCTCTACTGGCTCACCGTCAGATACAAAATACTTTTCTGGATCAAGCTCACCGCCGTATATTGCACATCCGTCAGGAACGTTAAGCGCATTAAATGCCTCGTCTTCTACTTGAGCGATGTGCTTTATTACACGTCCGCTTTCTACATCATAAACAGCGTTGTACTTCATCGCTTCAACTCAAGAATAAGAATTGATGTTTTAAACGAGTATGTCGTCCCTGGCTGATTATATTGTCCAGCATAGATGTCATATGTTATTGCGCCAGTTCCTGGCGCTGAGTCGTATGCGAATGCAATAGCCGTCGGCTTAAATGCAAATGCTGTGATGTCTTTACCCATCGTATTGCCAAAGCTAAGAGAAGATCCAGACTTAACTATTGCAACACCGACCCATGCTGTCTGACCAGTATCTAAAGCAAAAGCTGTATTTGAGGCCATGCTTGCAAAAATAGCTATACCGCCACGGTATGTTGCTGCGGGTACAGTTAATGACAACTGAAGGCTTACAGTACCAGAAGTAGAAGAAATAGTTTGTGTTGTATACGAACCTCGTACATACGAAATTGACTCGTTAACGATAGGACCTGTTCCTATTGTATCGTTTCCGTACCTTGCAGCTAAAATAGTTCCGGCTTTTAGATCCGCTGCGTTCAGAGTTCCACGTACTGTGACATTAGCGAACTCCGCACTTCCATCGCCTTCAATCTGCCATCCTGCTGACCCAACTGCGTAGTTGCTGGATTGAATGATTGACCCGGAACCATTAAGGTTTATCGTCTGCGCGCCAATCGTGCCCGCTGCTAACTTATCTACGGATAGAGTAGCGTCAAGTACCTGATCCCCATCTACCGCGCCTGATTCACCAGAATAGGCACTTGGTTCTGATCCGTCCCCTATTCTCTCTTCTAGCATTATTGCGTCAACAAGCAAGTCGGCGCCTGTTGGGATTATCTTAATCCCGATTGTTCCACCAGATGCCGCGTCTCCTCGCAAGTCAATAGGAGTAGATACCCTCTGCCATGTGTTAGCTATCCCTGATGTTGTAAAAGTAACGCTATATTGCGTTGTGGCGGTTTGAAGCAATACAGAAAACGAACGTTGTATTGCTGTTGGCGTAGTGCAGTATAGTGAAAGTATCCACCTTTTATTTGGAGTAAGCTTTACGTTATACGCAGTTGATGAAGTTCCAAACCATATCGTTCCATTTGCAAGAGTTGCGGTAAGCTTTATACACTTCGACCCGTGATACCCGCCGGATTGCTGCAAAACGCTAACACTAGCAAGGCTTAGCGGAGGAAGCCCTGATTCTTCAAACGTCTGGTACCTTGATGCTGCAATGTTGACGCCGCTACCACTTAGCCCCGGTGGAAGTGGTACGTCCGGATATGAGTCTGTGCTTTGTAATGAAGGATGCCAAGAACTAGTTTGACCGTACGTATCTAACGCCCTGTACCAGTTAACCTTATTGGTTATCGTGTCTACAGGCATGGAAGACACTGCGGTATACCCTGCGCCAGGATTAGACGCGAACTCGCATAGAAACCCGGTAGAGTTTTGCCGATATAGCGCCATATCAGATAATCTCTATCAACTGAAGACCGACAGAGTTAACCCCAACATACGGATTAGATAGAGCATCAATCTGTTTTAGCCTTGCAAGGTAATTACGTGTCGCACGGTATATTGTGTCTTCGTCATTAAATACAAGGTAAACCTCTTTGCTAATATCGTGGCTTCTTAGCAAGGGCAGCATAGTCGATAACGCTTCAGAATCAGTAAGCCATGAGAACTTAACCGACGTAACGCGCCTGTTGTCGTGTTCTTCGAAGTATTCTGTTCCGCTTAAAGCTGGCGTTACTACTGTCGTTGACTCGACTCCAAATGAGCAGCCATACTCAACGTTTGTTGCAAAGCGAATCGCACGCCCAACGAAAATGCGCCCTATGGAAATATAAGACAGGTTCGCGTCGGTTACTGTAAATTTCCAATACCTGAATGCTTGCTCAGTAAAGCTTTTTACAATGTCTGTTCCTCCGTACCCCTGGATAGCACCGGATGTATAACGAACAATAGTAAACGCTAAAGTGTCGGACGCATCAATAGTAAGATATGTACTAGTTGTTGCGTTTGTTGCGATTACTCCGCAACATCCTATATTCATTGGCGTTCCAAGGTCCACTATCACGACTGCGGTATTGGTCGTGCTACGTGCTTGCTGGTACAGGTATCGCGTCTTTACATTAGCGAGTGGATACGATGCGTTCCAAGTCCCGCCAGATAATGATGCTGTGTCTGCTTGATTGTATGCGCCTAGTACTAGCATTTTTTTACCCGTATAAAATCAAGTCAAGCAGGCCACGTTGATAGTCTATATAAACGCCTGTTACTGTGAATAGTTTACCATCATATCCGATGCGCGAATTAGTCACGGATACTACGCTTCCGATATCTACGGAATTATAGTAACTTAGAGGGTCAGCGACTGTTAGAGTTACAGAGTCGCGTCTTACACCGAACACAGAAAGCCTGCGGTCTGCTTCAGCATCGGCTTGAGAAATACTCGACCACAACGATTGTTCGTACTTGCGATCCTCGGCTAACAATCTAGAAGTCTTTATTGAACTACTTGCGCTTACTTGGTTTCTGGATGCTTCTGAAAACCATGCAGAGCGTTCAACACTTACGACTCCTGCGAGTGATGATTTATCCTGTACCGCATAGTTGACATCAGCCCCCATGGTTATTTGCCATGCAGGATATTCCGAGTCTGCACGCTTTTCGAGCGATACGGTATTATCTTCAGTAAATGTGGCTACCGGCGTTCCGCTTGGTGCGTCAATGCGAGCGATCCTAAATCTGTTTAGATTGTCAAATCCCCAATACGCGCCGATTGTTGCGCAGATACGATCTATAATGCTTGAAGTCGTTTCTTCAGCGTTAACAATTACGCCAAGTGATCCAGCGCAAACCTGATTAAGCGCGGTAAAGTCCGACTCGACCCAATCTGCACCAGAAACAAATCCAAGTTCAGTGAGTATCTTTTTAATGATCCCAGACGCCGAACAGTCTAAGTAATCCCAATCTTCTACGACAGAGCATGAAATTGTTCCGTAAGGCGACGAGCCAAGTCTGAAATACGTTCCTGCAGATGATGAGAAACACTTGTAATATCCGGCCGATGGGGCCTGCCCTGCAGCCTGTAACGTATTGATATCTGTGTAATCAGGAGTTTGCCTGAATAAAAGCGCTCCTGCATCGAAAACGTTTAGCACGTTTCCTGTTATCGCCTTATCCGTAACTTGGTAGATAAGATGCGACGTATTTACAAGTTGCGGCTGCATGAGAGCAACGCGCCCGAAGATGCGCGGCTTGTTTTGCCCTTTCAGGTTGTCAGGAGTTCCTTCTAAGCCTAGCGGTAGGATGTTATCGCCAGCGTACTTAACTGACGAAAATGGTTTGTCTAGCGTGTTAGAGCGGTCTTTTATCCGCACAGAGACGCGTTGCCGTTCAAAGCTTATCGAGTCAATGGTAGCCACGAGAACTGTCGTAAAATCGACGTATGCGGCGTTCCTGTTGCCCCACTTGATGGTTAGCGTACGGCCGTCGTAAAAGTCGTCTGCCATGTACGATAGCGCGCCATCGCTGTTAATTAGCGTAAGCTCGCCAACCGATGATTGTTGCCTTCCGCCTACAGTCGAACCGCCGGCTTCACGGCGGTACGTTGCTGGCTGCTCTACCCGTGGTAGATAGAACGTACCTGCGTTGTCGTATCCTTGTCCTGACGAAAACCGATGTGTGACAACCGCGTTTGTCGTAGGGTCATACGCTTGCACTTCAGCCAGGAATATGCCTACTGCAAAATCAGTTGATGGTGTTATGGGCAGGTAAAGAATCGCAGATGACGATACAACTCCGCTAGCAACGCTTGCGAATCTGATCGATGTCGTTAAATTAGAGCTTGAGCTAACAGTAGATATTGCAATTCCGTCAATAAACGTCGGAGAGCTTGTAAGGCTTGCTGCAACACTTATATCTAGAGCAGCGGAACAACCAAACGTTATGGAAGTCGTTAGGCTTGCGCTACTGGAAGCAATAGAAGAAGGAACACCGGCAAGCAATATGGTTGTAGATAAGTTAGCCGATACAGAAGCAACAGACGACGCATTAGTATCTAGCAATACCTGCAACACGTAATACACGGTTACAGTGACTGCGTCTACTCTAGGGTACCCGTATGCGGCGCAATTTGCTGATATTGCTACGCCAAAATCAGCGCTATTTACGATAGTCGGAGTTAGAGTCTCGCCCCATGTGTCTGACGGACCACCATACACCACTGTTTGATCAAGCGGACTACTCCATACATCAGGCTTTGCATAATCAGATGACGAGAACGTTGGAGCAGATGTTATAGCTAACTTTATACTATAGTCCTGAACTGAATATGAACCGTTTTTATTTCTTTCAATCGATACCGATACGCCTGATATAAGAGTGTCATAAGGAATCGCAAAACCGAACCCGTTTACCTTTAGGTAATTAGTTTGTCTTGATGTTGCATTATTGTTGTATGCGTATGCGTAGGCACTATTAGACGAATAAGCATTCGATGTATTAGTCCATGGCACATCGCCAATAGTTGTGTCGTTTTCTGACGCTGTAGGCGGTCTTGTTGATACTAGTACAGAAAGACTTGTAAGAATAGCAGAGGCATATGGGCCAACATCTGCTATTCCGTCGAAGTATACCTGCGTAGTTATTACGCCCGATGCAGAGGCTGTGGCGCTTGCTGTTGCCGTTAAGTAAACTGGAATTAAAAGAGAGACGTTGTCATAAATAACAGACACCGATGCGGAAGCATCATTCGCACACGCAATGCGACCAACGTATAACTGAGTTCCCCAGCCGGTTACGTCATCAGTTGATAGCGTTGTCCATGTAACGCCATCAGTGGAATAAGCGGTTGTGATTGTGTTACCGCTACGTACTACACGCTGGTATTTTGGCCCTGTCGCACCGTTAGCGTATCCAGTTGTTCCGCCATCAGTTGTGCGGATAAGCCGTTGTATCAGTCCGGACTGGATTTGATTTATCGTTATGTGTCGCGAGTTAGCTGCAAGCGATACGCGTACATCAGATCCAGCCTTAGAATACGCACCCCCGCCAGTCGATGAAACAACACGATACGTAAATGAGAAGTCACCGGTAAGTATTTGGTATGTATAACCTGCCGCATCGGTAACGTCCCACATATCCAAGCCATACCCGACTTGGCTGTATGTGTCAAGGCTTGGGCTGTATTCGTCTGTGCCAGTTGTTGGCGGTGATCCGATGCTGCCTACGGTCCAAGGCAAGCCGGTTGGTTCGTAGTCAGATGTCCCACCTTCCAGTCCTCCAATAGTGGGAGGATTTGGTCGCGTAGTTCCCTCGTAGTCGGTCGTAATGCCAGACACCGCGACACCAGCACCGATTAGGACAGATCCACTCAGTGGCCGGAAATATTCTTTCGTAATAGGGTTGGTTGATCCGGCTAGCGCAATCTGAGGGTCGCCAACAGAGTCGCCCGTGCCCAGCGTGTAGCCGGGGGTCTTGCCCCACCGGTTGTGGCTGAACGTGATGCCGGTGGTCGTATTGAAGGCCGCGATCGAGTAGCTGGCATTCGTTTGCGTGACGACGTTGTTCCGGAACTGGACGTTGGAGATGTTGCTGGTCGTGAAGTTGACCGTTGTCGCCGTGTTGCCGTAGCCGCCGCCTCCCTGCTTCCCATCAAGGAAGTGGTTGAATGCAATAACCGTGTCGGCAAGCTGTGCGAAACCGCCTGTACCAGACTGAATAAAATAGGTGAAAGGGTTGGCCGTGCCGTAAACTAGGTTATTGTAGACGTTTAGGTATCGGCACCCGTCAGCGTTCTGTGTGCTGGGGTACTCGTTGCCGATCGACAGACCACGGCCCGGGCCACGTACTGTGCCGAACAGGGTCGCATAATTCGGGGCCGAACAGATATTGTCGAACATGTCGACGTTATCGCTGTTCGTGATGTACAGATGCGGAGCCATGCAATCCTGCACGGTGTTTCCGTAGATCTGAATGCGGTTCGTAGCTCCTGTCTGGCGCATGGCGATGATGCCTTCACCGTAGACAGTCTTGAGTGAATTGTAACGGATCGTCCCGCCATTGTTCTTGTTTGTACTCCATGTCGTTTGCGACAAGTCATACCTTGTCTGCAGGCTTATTCCAGATCCCCACGTTGGAACGTTCGGTGGATATATTCCGATGTAGTAATAGATACCTAGGCCAAGATCATAAAGCGTGTTGTACTCAATAATAGGACGATTGCCGCACGCGACAATAAAAAACGCACCTACGTTGTGTATTACGCAGTTGCGAATTACATTGTCGTCAGCGGTAGCCTCAATGGTTATTCCCTTTCCGCCCCATGCAGGCTGTCCGCTCCACCCTGTTGCGGAGTAATATACGAAATCCTTGATTTCTACTGCGTCTAGTACGTTCCAGTCTCCTGAAATATAGATGATCTGGTCTTCAAGATTCGTCGCAAGGACATTCGTACCGCCTCCGGTAAAAATGGCCTTATTGTTTGTGTCGTGCGAAGTGACTGTGATCGGGCTTCCGTTCGTCCCTGAACGGTTCATAGTGAACTTTTGCTGATACGTACCTGGGAGGAGCCTCAGAGTATCCCCAGGATTGCACACCGCATACCCGCCGTTTAGCGTTTTCGGCGAACCAGTCGATAGACCGTTATTACCGTCGCTGCCTGTTGGTGATGCGTAATAGGTAGTCACTTGGTATTAGTTATCTAACGTGATCTGAAGCGCTCCGGCCTGGAACATTGGCGCAGGATCGCCATTATTAACAGTCTTAGGAGTTGTTAAAGCGCTCCATATCAATAAGTTCCCTCCTGATAACGCATCAAAAATTCCAAAGTGTGTAACTGTGCCCCAATTGGCTGTAGGCGCAGGAAATGAAATGTTGGAAGCATTGGAAGTAGTTCCGCTTGTTCCGCTAGAGTTCCCGGTAGTTGTTCCGTGTGTCCCATTCCAGTACGCATCGCCTTTTGATACCGATACGCGTGCATACGATCCGCCAGTTACTTCGGTCCCTACGCCAGTATCGGACGGGGCTGCAGTGAACAGCGCGATATAACTTGTACTTGGAGTATATGTAGTAGTTCTAAACAAATGATCTACTACCTTATTTTCCATATAATTAGTGAATGCCGTCATTTATGAAACCTCTTTGTGTGCCTTCCTACATTATACTATACTATGCGGACAATCTAGCAGTACGCTCGACGCTTGCTAGTTTCTCATCTATCTTACTCAGCTTATCCACTATAATCGGATTCGCTGCGCTTTGGGTATTAACTACCGCTTTAATCTCTTCCTTTAGATTCTCGATTGCTTTAGCGATTTTGTCGCTGTTTCCATTAAGCAAGCCGTTCGTTGTGTTGTTGTCTATAATGCGCGCAGGATTTGAGAAGTTAACAAGTTCCGGTCCATTCTCTCCAACTAGAACAGGGCCGCGACCGAAGTAACCACCGGCAGCAGCGGCTGGTACAGTTGGAATGCCCCAATTCTCAGCCATCTTGTTTAACTGTCGAAGCTGCTTCGAACTAAGTATCCCAAGGTTTTTAACCTCGTTAATCAACAGCCTCATCTGCTCCTTTGCCTTTTCCTTCTCAGCCTCTAGCAACTCATTCATTCTTTCGAGACGTTTAATGGTCCGATCACGCAAAGCCTTAATAGCTTCGTTCTTGTCTGGGTCTGACAAATCCTTGATTGCTCTTGATGCTTCACGCTCTAGCTGTCTAATCTGCTTGTCTGCCGCCTTATTGATAGCATCCCGCTGTTCGTCCATCTGCCTTTGTATGCGCTCGATGTTCTTGTTCGTGCGCTCATTAACGGCATCGATGCGAGCTTGGAATGTTGCGCGCAATGCTTCTGATTCCTTGCTTTGTTGTTTTGAAAGCGCTCGGCTTTCGTTCTCAAACGTTCGGCTTAGCTCCTTCATTTCCTTCGCTTGTTCTTCGCGCAGAGCATCAATCTTTGATTGCACAGAGTTGGGATCAGTGACCGTCTGCCCGCCAAGACCTTCCAGTTGCTTTTGAATGGCGTCAAATAGCTCAGCATAGGCCGGATTGCTGCCATAGTATTGCTGTAGCAGTTGTAACAGCGTGTCGGCACTTCCCGTAAGCTTGCTGGCCGCGTCTGCGTCCCCTGCTTGTGCCTTTGCTAGTAATTCCTGATATTGCCGCTGGGCCTCTGCAAGCTTATCCTCTGGGGATAGCGAAGAATACGAACCAGTCTTTAACTGCTTTGCGTATTGTGCGATTTGCTCGATAGCAGCTTTGAGTTGGTTTGCCGTGTTTAACTGTTCCTGCAATGCCTCAAGTTCTGCATCATGCGTCTTTTGGATTGCTTCGCGCCTTGCTTCCTGTTCGTCTTGTAGCGCACGCGTTTCCGCGAGGTGCTTCTCGTCAAGCTTTTCCATCGCGATATCAAGCTGTTCGTTTATCCGCTTAATGGCTTCCTCGCCTTTCCTTTGAGCTTCTTCCGTAAGGCGCTGTTCCTGGTTGTCAACTCGCGATAACTGACGGTCACGCCTTCTGTTTATCGCATTGATGTCCTTTTCTAATTGCCGGTTGATTTCGTTCGTCTGGCGGTCGATCTGCTTTTGTATCCTGCTCATTCCGGATTCATACACCGACATAACCGAGTCGATCATGTCTTGTATCAGGCGAGCGGCTTTCTCCGGATCTTCAGCACCGGACTTTTTGAACTCACGCCAGTTTGCATTAGAGTCGCGCATAGTGCTGCGGTTGAGCCTGTCGATCGCATTACCACCTTGCAACTCTGCGATCTTCCTTGCTATCGACTTTTGCAAGTCTTCAATGCCGCTCATCATCTGGTCCCAGAAGTCGCGCAACGAACTCAACAGCACCTCGCCTTCCTGCCGCAAGATAAGCTTCTTCTCTGCGTCAAGTGCCTTGATTTTCTCGGCAGTTGCCGCCGCGTCTATTGACGAGTTGTTAGCCGCCATCTGGTCAAGCAACGACTGAATCTGTGCGTTGATCTTGTCAATCTCGGCTTTCTTAGCCGCCAAGTCTCCGCGCAGAATGTCGGCTTGTTCCTGCATGCCAGACATTGCTGTTCTCCAAGAGGCTACATATGCAGCCGCTTTTGGTACACCTTCCCATCGCGCGATCAAGTCTTGATACTTTTGTATCTCGGAAAGCGTCGTATTTAGGAATCCGAAGTTACGTTCGATTTCGCTTTGCCGTACGCTCCTGTATTGCGTCAAGTAGTCAACCTGATCCTGTAGTGGCGCGTTTGCTTGCTGCTTCTCAAGCGCTGCCTTGTTGGCGTACGTCGCTTCAATCTGTCCGAGCTTCGCATCTAAAATAGATTCGAAGTCTTTGATAATCGCCTCAAGCTTCGTAGTGTACTGCCCACGCGGGTTTGTATAATCCTCGTATTTCTTTTGGAGTGCATCGGCTGCGTCGGCTGCATCTGCGAACGCGCCGGACAGTGCGACAAGTCGCGCAAATAGCTTTTGCCCTGCTTCCGTACTGGTATCAATGCTCTCTACCAGTGCGCGGAATTCGTCCTTGCTTTGTGGAAGCGTCTGACCGAGTTCCCCGAACTGACGACCGAGCGTCACGAGTTGGTTTCCAAGTTGTTCACCATCCGTGAAGAAGTTGGAATTGAAGGATTCCATTGCGTCACGTAGCTTCTGCACGCCGCCGACTGCTTCTGTCATTGCGCGCGTGAGGCTTTCGGTATCAAAGCCCATACCAGTGAACAGGTCACGGATTGCAACCAGATTCTTATACGTGTCAATCATGTCGGAAACAGAACCGGTAACATCTTCGAAGAACTGGCCTACCGCCGTTCCGTTTTCCTTGGCGATAATCGACTGCCGAACGATCTCGGCGCCAACGTCTTCAGCTTGACGGTTGACAACATCCAGGTAGCTTGCAGACTTGATGTTGAGTTCGCCAAGCGCTCCGTTTGCCTCATTGATTCCGCTAGATACCCTGACGAGTGTTTCGAAAAGACCCTCAGAAGCACGCTGGAAGCTCTGTAGTTGATCGATGTTCAATGCCTGTGCCATACGGTCCGCTATGGAGCTAAACTGCGCGCTCAAGGCTTCCTGTAGTGCAGTGCCGGTAAGTTTCTTGCCATCCTCGCCTTTCAGCGATACCGGATCAATCGATACCGTGAACTCTGCAAGGCGCTTTTCGAACTCGACTGAACTAATGCCAAATGCTTTCGCTCCTTCCTTGACGGCGTCCGCAAGGCTACGAATAACCCGCGTAAACGCATTTTCTGTTTCTTTCGCAACTTCTCCAAGGTACGTTTTCGTCTTGGAACTCATCGTCATTCCGAACAATTTTGTCGTCGTCGTGACGTCCGTGTAGCTTTTCAGTTCAAGCCCGTTCTTCAGAATGTCAGACAGCAATTGCGGATTCCACGGTGCAGTGCCGATTCCGAAGTCGGATATCTTGCTCCGCGTATTCATGAACAGAGTAGGTTCGCCAAAGATACCTTTGTTGTTGTTAACCCACTTAACGGACTGACCTTGTAATGCTGTTAGAGCGTTGACATTGATGAGTAGGCTATTCGTTACGCCAGCGATAGCGTTCTCGATATTCTCAAGGCTGCGCGTCATCTTTGAACTGTAGTCAAGGTCCGCGCTACTATTCTTCTTCAGTATTTCAAGGCTATTCGCTAGGCTTGCGCTCTTTGCGTTTTCATCACCGAGAACGGTCCCGCCGTTTACTGGCGTAACGCTAGCCGCAGCACCTTGTGCGCCGCCAGATGAGTTCGCGCCCATGACGCCGAATCCAATTGCCGCCATGAGTGCCGCCATGGCCGCGATACGCGCAAAAGCCGTGTATGGATCTCCTTTACCTTGATTGGCTACTGCTACCGTCGCGGTTGCCTGCCCCTCTTGGAACAGATTGCCTATGGCTGTTGCTGTGTACGAAATGCCCTCTGCCGCCATCTTCGCGTAATTCGAAAGCGTCAGCGCCATTTCCATCATGCGGAACGCCTTGGTCGCGGACGCCATCGCGTTATAGCCTGCGGTCCCTTCCTTGAAGAAACTTTGCGCGGCTTGGGTTAGGTTGCCGTATTGATGCGTTTGAGCGGACAAGCCTTCCATCATGGCTTGCTGTTCGATCTGTGCGGCTTTTGCCGGATCGTTACCGTTCTTGGAATTGCTTTCTAGCAGTGCGTTTTTACGCTGTTCGATTTGATACATCGACTCTTGGTACTGAGCCAATCCGGTAATAACCTGCCCAATCGCCGCGCCTGTCTTTCCGAATGCTTCCGCCATTCCTTGCGCTGCTTGCTGTGCTTGGCGCGTCATAGCTTGGTAGTACTGCGACATGCGCAATACGTCGTCTTTGACTGACTTCGCTTCGTCTGCCTGTTTTTTGTTGGCGTCTTCCAGTGTTTTTATCTTGCTTTCGCGTATGCTGATTTCCCGCTCTACTGCATCAGCCTGTTCATTCGTTAAACCTACAAGCAACTCGCGCTTCTTAGCTTCGTCACCAAGCACGTTGTTCTGGTCTTGTAGCTTTGCAATCTGGTCGTCTAGTTGCTGTAAGTATTCAGCGATAGCCGTTGCTTTCTGAACCTCTGCAGCGGTCTGTTCACGTTGTGCGTTGGCTATGCGATCTGCCGCGTCTGATGCGCGTTGCCCGCTTTCGAGTTCAAGCTGTTGCCGCTGCGAAGATACCTGAGACAATGCGCTTTCGGCTTGCAGTCGTTGACCGTCAAGCGCAAGGCGTTGCTGTTCAGTTAGCTTGAACTGGTCCGACTTCGCGATAATGGCGTTAATGTTTGCAAGCTTGACTTGTGCATATCGTTCCTCGTTGGCAATCTTCGCCAACTCAAGCTGATTGAGTTCTGCTGCTAGTTTCTTTTGCTGCTCTGCCGCTTGCTGCTCATAGGCAACTTTGTTCGCGCCTGTTAGTTCGCCAGCGGTATCATTTCGTGCGTTCTGGAACTCTTGTATCTTTGCCTTTTGTTGTGCGATCTGCCCATCAATGTTCTGGTTCATTCGATCCATGAACGCTTTAGCAGCTGCTTCGTTTCGCTCTAGTTGTGCGGTGAATAAGTCTTTTTGACTGCCAACCATTTCCGCCTGTTGCTTCGGCGTCATGATCTCCGAAAGCAATCCGTTCGGATACTTCGACTTTAGCGACTGCGCGGCTTTGTCGTATGCCGCGATATACTCCTGCACGTACTTAGCGCCGGTCCCGTAGCGAGCGAGGTTTCCTTCGCCGCCATTGTATGCGGCCATGACCTTAACGAGGTCGCCATCGTACTTCTTATAGAGTCGCGCCAGTTCCTCAACGCCTATGCGGATATTCTCCATTGCGTTGTTAATGTCGCCTTTCTTTCCGAAGTATTGCGGCATAAGCTGCATAACTCCGGTCGCGCCTTTATTGGATACCGCGCTTTGCTGAAATCCTGACTCTAGCTTTGCAATCGTGACCGCGAAGCTTTCAGGTATGCCAGCACTGCGCGCGGCTTGTGCGACTGCTGCTATGGTGTCTTCTGCTTTCTTTCCAACGTTCTCGATCTTGTATCCAACGTCTCCGAATCCTTTCCCGAGTTCTTCTGTAACCTTCAGCGCATCACGTTCCGCAGCAATCATGTTTTGCAATTGCGTGTCGGCTTCATCGAACTGGCGTTGTGCGTAGTTGACATCGCCAATACCCGCACCGCGCGCTTTGAGCGTTACAAGCTTTTCGCCAAGTTGGTTAACGAGTTCTTGCTGTTCTTTTATGGAAGACGTAGTTCCGGTCGTGCGCCAGCGGTCGAAGAAGCCAGAAAGGCTATTCATCGCAGTGGCTAATTCAGTCACTAGCCCGCTTGCCTTTGCAACTTCAGCCATCCACGCCTGTAGGCTTGTTTGTAAACGCTGGAAGGCTTGGCCAAAGGTGGACGGCAACGCGTTCGCTTGCTGGTCAAACGTCTCGCGCATCTGCACCATTGCGTCGGCTATGACCTTTGCTGTTAGCTTTCCCTCGCTCGCCAACTGCTTGAATTCTTCACGCGGTATACCTGCCGCCTTAGCGATGGCATACATCAGGTTTGGCGTTGATTCCATCAACGAACGGAATTCTTCGCCTTGCAGTTTCCCTGAAGCCATCGCTTGCGAGAACTGAAGGATTGCGGATTGTGCTTCTTGCGTGCTAGCGCCCGATATACGGAGCGATTGAGCCATAACCTTTACGATGGCTAGCATGTCGCTTGCACTGCGCCCTGTGCCTTCAAAAGCGCGCGCCATTCGGTTATAGAGCGATACGTTCGCTTCCAGGTCGGATGCTGTGTTCTGGCTGATTCTGTATAGTTCGCCATAAACAGCTGTGAACTGCTGCGCGCTCGACGTTGCAAGCTTTAGCCTGCCCTCCAGCATGGCAAAGCGGTCGCTTGCCTCTACTGCAGCTTTAACAGCTACCAGTGCAGTAGTAACGGTTACATAAGCTGCAGCAGCTGCCGCTGCATTACGTGCTAGTGACGCAAGCGATGCAGATTGTTTGTTAGCGGAAACGCTTGAACTGTTTAGATTCGAATCAAGCTTATTGACTTGATTGTTTAGATTAGAAAGTTCCGCCGACGCTTGTTTGCCATCGGCGGATATTTTAATTTGGAGTCCCATGTCTGTCATACGGATACCTACTTTTTGGCGTTTAGTTCTGGAAGTGCAGCATATTCCATAATCTGCACGTCCTTAAAAATCTCATCCGCCTTTTTTC